ACCAGCCTCGGGACCATGGCCTTGAGCACCAGGAGCGGAAACCTCAACTCGATGAACGAGACAGCTTATGGCTGGAATAGGTGGAAAACCTCTGCTATTAGACAGTATCTTAACTCTGCCGCAGGAATCGGAGAATGGTGGACTCCACAGGATAAGTGGGACATTGCTCCTGATCAGCTGACCCAGAAGCCTGGCTTCCTTTCCGGCCTTCCAGAAGGCTTCGTCAACACCATCCTCCCGGTCAAATACACGACCTACACAAACACAGTGCAGGATGGTGGCAATGCCGATGTAACCTACGATAAGGTCGGGCTTATCTCCCTCGAGCAGATGTATGTCACTCCTCAGATAGCAGGTGAAGGAGAGTCACACGATTACTGGAAGCAACTGAACGGGACCGCCACCAAGTGGGCCACCGGAACTAACAACGTCTACGACGCCATCAAGCATTATGCTGTCGAGAACCACTCTAGCGCTCAGTACGTCCGTCTCCGGTCTTGCTATCGCGGCGACGCCAGCACCACGTGGTACGTGAATTCCGGGGGCTATGTCTACAACTACCACGCTAGCAACGCGTATCGGTTCGCCCCGCTTGTGTTCATTGGCTAATGCTACTCATGGGCGGCGAACGCTTTCGCCGCCCTTACACTCACGCTGATACGATGTAAAGACGAAGGAGAAAAAATGTCTGTTGTAGCAGGCAAAAGAAACGTGGCGGACACGCCAGCGAATAAGATGTTTTATGCAGTCGACAGCGCAAGAGGCCTGGCAGTCCACACAATAAGAATTTGTTCCAACCCAAAAGTCTTCGATCCGCGCTATAATGGTGTGGTCGATAAAATCGTAGGGCTTGCCATGGGGATCTACGCAGACGCTTGGGAAGCAAACCATGTCCTGGTTCGAAAGGATCCGGAGGGAAAACCACTACAGTCCGACTGGGAAATCCGGCGGAACTACGAAGTATCTGCCGCCAGAAAGTGCTCCATCCTGTTATCCATGATTGACCTGTCAAAACAGCTCTTTCACCTGAGAAGCAGGAAGGTGAAAGCATGGGCGCAGATGACCATATCGACCAGAGCAGACATCATCCGATGGGCGCAATCCGACCAGAAGAGATATAGCTCTGCACAGTAACCATAAATCCTCCTTGGGAGTGAGGCTAACGCTCAGAACGTCCGTCTCCGGTCTTGCAATCGCGGCAACGCCAACAACACGTGGTACGTGAATTCCGGGGGCTATGTCAACAACAACAACGCTAGCAACGCGAATCGGTTCGCCCCGATTGTGCCAGGTACAGTGCATAAAGCCTACACGCAGTGATGGTGCACTGCGCACAGTGACACAAGGAGCCAATCTCCCTGCCTTGCGGCTAAACAATGCCTTCTCGATGCGACGGACCGCTGATTACGGTGGCCTGCGGTTGCTACGTACGGGAGGGGACAAAGAACCAATCTCTTTAGTAATCTGACATCATGAGAAGAAGAAAAAAAGACCCGGCGAGATACGCTCCGCCGGAAGAAGTGATAGATTTTGAATCGCTATACGAATCGGCATGGGTATGCCGAAGAGGCGTAGCATGGAAACCATCGACTAAGCACTTTACGCTAAACGCAATTGAAGAGACTTTGAAAATGGAGGCCCGCCTGGCCTCTGGCACTTGGAAAAACGGTATCCCGAAACCCATCAGCATCACCTATCCGAAGAAAAGAGACGGCTTATCTATACCATTCAGAGACAGGGTTTATCAAAGAAGTCTTAACGATAAATCACTGTATCCAGCCATGACCAAAAGTTTCATATACGACAACTGCGCATGCCAGACAGGCAAGGGGACAGATTTTGCCCGAAACCGGGTGAAATATCACCTGATGAGACATTATCGCAAGTACGGGCTCACTGGATTTGTTGTAGAGGTGGACGTTCACGGGTATTACCCGACGATGAGACATAGCCTTATAGAGCAAACCTTTGGCGAGCATGTTGACGATAAAACCTTACGTATGGCCATGGATGTCCTGGAAAACCAATATTCTGGAGACATCGGATGCAATCCGGGTTCTCAGATGGTACAGATAGCCGGCATCTCGGTCCTAAATAGGCTAGACCATTACATCAAGGAACAGCTGCATGTAAAGGCTTACGTCCGATACATGGACGATTTCTGGATGGTTCTGGAAACAGAGGAAAGAGCCAAAGAGGTGATGGATGCTGTGGTATCCGAACTTGCCAAGATAGGATTCGAAGCAAACGTCAAAAAGACCAGGATATTCCCGTTGAAAAACGGGTTTATGTTCCTGGGCTTCTTTTTTAGAATGACAGCAACCGGGAAGATCATCATGACTTTAGATCCGGCGAACGTAGAACGGGAAAGGCGCAAACTGCGGAGGATGGCCAGGCTCGTGAAGCGTGGCAAAGTATCCAGGGCGAAGTACTTCGAATGCTACTTTGGGTGGAGAACCTCTGCGAGCAAGGGAAACACCAAGAAGCTTCTGATGCGTATGGATGCGTATGCAAAGTCGCTGGTAGCACGCAAGGAGGACAAGCAAAATGGCATTATTCAAGCGAAGGGCTCTCCCCCCGAAAGAGGAGAAGGATCTCGAGAACATGAAGGCGGATAGGGAAGCCATGAACGCCAAGATCGACTATCTGTCTGCGATGATCGACGTGGATTTCTACGAGGAAGAAGAGGACGGCACCTTTGACGAGGGAGGCGATGAGCTGTGAGTAGGAACTACGCTAAGGTAAAACGCTACTATGACGCGGGGCTTTGGACAAAGCGCATGGTCTACAACGTGGTTGGCCGCTGGATCACTCCGGAGGAGTACGAGATGATTACCGGAGAGCCTTATGTTGCCCCTGAGGATTGAGGCGGGGCATGAGCATATACCGCATCATGTGCGAGTATGAGTCGACCATAGCCGCCCAAACCGAGCTGATAGAAAGACAGCATGCGCTCATCGTGGAGCTCTCCAGGGAGCTGGCCCTTTATGAGAACATCGACAGGATAGAAGGGCTGACAGAACGTATAGAAGAGACAGACACCATGCTGGAAAAGCTCAGAGACAAACGGTACTAGGCGCGATAGAGGGAGGCGAGGTTATGCTATGAGATACGTACGGGAGACAGGGCTTTTCAGCAAAGAGGCCATAAAGCGCAAGTTTTCCGCCATAGAAACTAAATTCGAGGTACAGCAGGGCACAATATCTGCCATCATCAGCGAGAGCGACCTGCAGGAACTCAAAAACGGGGACACCACCCTGTTCAACCGTCTGGCATCCGCCAAGCTGGACATCGAGCAGCTGGATTTGAGGTTTTCCCGACAGCAGAGCGATTTTAGCGCCGCCCAGGGCCAGATCACGACGCTGCAGACGCAGTCCGCCGCGTATCAAGCCGGAATAAATGGCCTTACTGCGAACCTAACCAGACTGGATCGGAGGTTAACCAACGACTACTCCACCACGGTGGAAATGGAAACCCAGATCCAGGCGAGCATTGACTCCGTATCAAGCACCATCAGTGCGCTACGGGAGGAAGTGGAGGAGAACTACGCCACCACGGACTATGTCAGCTCGCAGATCAGCCAGACCGCCGACAATATCACCCAGTCGGTGTCATCTACCTACGCCACCAAATCTTATGTATCGACCGCCACCTCTACCGCCGAAACTAATGCTAAAACCGCTGCGCAAACAATGGCTACAAACGCGGAGACCAATGCTAAAACCGCCGCAGATGGATATGCAAAAGCCGCCAAGACCGAAGCTATTACTGCTGCCGGAGTACTTGCAAACACCGCCAAGACTGATGCGATGGCCGCCGCCCAAGGGTATGCGAACAGAGCAGAATCAAATGCTACGACTGCCGCAGATGGATATGCAAAAGCCGCCAAGACCGAAGCTATTACCGCTGCCCAGGAGTATGCAAACAAAGCAAAAAGCGATGCCAACGAATACACCGATGGGAAACTGTTGGCCTACTCGACCACATCGGAAGTAGAGTCAAAAATCGAGCAAACCGCCAACGGTATCAGTCAGAGCGTCTCTGCCACATACGCTACAAAAACGTTTGTGACAACCGCTGCCAACACTGCAGAGACTAATGCCACGACCGCTGCACGATCCCTTGCCACCAGTGCGGAAACTAATGCTAAAACCGCTGCGCAAACAATGGCTACAAACGCGGAGACCAATGCTAAAACCGCTGCGAAGACTCTTGCCGATAAAGCTGAGGAAAACGCAACCTCTGCCGCCCAAGGATTCGCAAACACCGCCAAGACTGATGCGATGGCCGCCGCCCAAGGGTATGCGAACAGAGCAGAATCAAATGCTACGACTGCCGCAAACGGATATACCGACAACAAACTAAAGGCGTATAGCACCACCGTGCAGATGCGCTCTGCCATAGACCAGAAGGCCGACAGCATCACCCAGTCGGTATCTGCCACCTACGCCAAGATAACCTCCGTCTCCGCGATGAGGGACGACCTGGATGCTTTGGGCGAGGATACGGTTCGACAGGTGAGAGTAGAGTATGCCCAGTCTGACAGCCCTCTGGTGGCTCCTACGACCGGATGGAGCACGGGCTCTCCGGAGTGGGTGGACGGCAAGTTCATCTGGCAGAGGGTGGCAACCCTGAAGAACGGGGAATGGTCATACTCGAACGTGACATGCGTGACAGGGGCCACGGGCCATGGAAGCTACGCCCATGTCAAATACTCCAACGATGGAGGGGAGACCTTCACGGGCAACAATGGGGATGACGTTGGCGAGTGGATGGGCATCTACGTGGATTCCAACGAGGAAGCCAAGGTCAATGGCAGGACGGGGATCATAACCCCCAACAACAAGAGGATCCTGCTGTATGGAGGAAAACGCCTCGCCATCGACCACTCGATGACGGACCTCTACACCTGGGTGCTGATCAAGGGCGCACAGGGCGACCCTGGTATGGCAGGGGCCATGGGCGTGGGCATCGTGGACAGCGTTCCCGAGTATTACCTGTCCGCCTCCAACATCTATCAGGCAGGCGGGGAGTGGAGCACCTCCATGCAGCCGTACGTGGCGGGCCGCTACTACTGGACGAGGCTCAAGACCACGTACACGGACGGCACCATCAAGTACTCGGAACCGGAAATCTACGACATCTACAACGGCCTATACGACAAGGTCATAGAGCTGGAGGAATGGTCGGAGATCTCCAAACGGACCCAGACCAAGAACACCATCAGCGACCTGGTGGAATCCTCGCAGACCTTCATGCAGGTAGCCAACAGGGCCGAGTTCTTCGTGCAAGACCATGCCCCCGCTAGTCCGAGGACGGGCGATACCTGGATAGATACCAGTGACGGGAACGTCATCAAGAGATACGACGGGCAGAACTGGGTGAGCGTCCGGGACGCTGGCACCACCGACCTGATCCGCATCATCGGGGCTCCGGATGACTATTCCGGAATGTCCCTCATCCAGAGGATCAGCAGCGCAGAGCAGAAGATAACCAGTGATGCCATCGTCAGCGTGGTGCAGCAAGCTAATGTTTTCGTGAGCGATGACGAGGCAAATGCCATCAGCGTGACACAGGCAAAATCTGTAATAGCGCAGTGGTACGACACTCTCGACATCTCCGTGGACAAGATCAACATCGAGTCCTCGGAGGTGGGCTTTGGGCTCAACCTAGCAGTGGCCAACGAACACTCGGAACGATCGGTGGAGATTGCCAAGCTCCCCCCAGCTCCCAGCGGAACCATGAAGCTTTTTCAGATCAGCGGGGGATACCTGACGGCCAATGCGGGCTACACCTGTATCACTGGCCTTAAATGGAACCGCTTCACGAATGGGGAGAGCTTCTGGCTGTCCTTCAGGGGCAAGCGTTCCTCTTCCTCCGCCCTTAATATCAAGATCAGGATAGCCTTCTTCAACACCGCCAATGCCTTGGTGGCCTACAGCGATGCGTCTTTTGACCTCACCACTTCGGACAAAGCCTTTGAGCAGGTGATGGAGGTCAACAACTCCTCCGTGGATGGCGCTTCCTGGTATGCCATCTATGCCCAGTTGACCGGATCTGGTTATGCTAGCATCCGGCAGATGAGGATCTATCAGCAGTCAAAATCTGTCGTCATCGCAGACGGAGCCATTACCGCCAATAAGATCACCACCAATGCCGTCGACACGGACCAACTGAAAGCTAACGCAGTCACCACAAAGAAACTGGCGACCGATGCTATCAAGTCGCTCAACTACGCCGAGCCGGACGGGACGCAGGACAAGGGAGAACACTATGCCACAGCAGGGTCTTTCTTCAACCTTGCACAAGGTATCCTCCGGAGCAAGAACTTTGTCATAGACTCCGAGGGTTCCGCCTTCCTGAGGGGCACCATCACCGCCACTGGAGGAAAGATTGCCAAGCTGAACATCACGGCGGATGCCATCTACTCGGGAGAGAAGAACGCCTTCGACTCCACGAAGCCTGGCATCTGGGTAGGCCCTGACGGGAGCATGGCCCTTGGCGGGATTGTGGACGGCACCAACAACTACCTGAAATACAACATCTCCACCGGGAAGATGCAACTGGCTCTTGATACCTTGACAGTTGCTGGAAAGAACATGGCCACGGAGCAGAGCGTGTCGAACGCCCTGGAGCTGATCCAGAAAGCCCAGGAAGCGGCGGATCAGGCGCAGGACGATGCCGACACCGCCAACGGCGGACTGGTTACAGCAAACCGGGCCATAGACAGCATCAGGGGCATCGCCGAAGGAGCATCATCTACCGCATCCTCTGCCTTCGACATCGCAGGAAGCGCGGCAGATGACGCAAGCACTGCACTAAGCACAGCTAATGCCGCTTCTGACAATGCGGATTCCGCTCTGGCCGCCTCATCGGCAGCACAAACAGCCGCATCCGGTGCGGTGAGCACGGCTGATGCGGCGAGCAGGACAGCCGCTTCTGCGGATTCGACTGCAAGGAGCGCCAGCACGGTGGCCCAGGGAGCCGCCACGACTGCGGGCACGGCAAAGACCACGGCGGACAATGCGAAGACTGTCGCAGACGGGGCAAAGACCACTGCGGACAACGCCAAGACGACTGCTGATGGGGCGAAGACCACAGCAGATGCCGCCAAAACGACTGCAGATGGAGCCAAGACCACGGCTGACGAAGCAAAGGGGACTGCCGATGAAGCGAAGACCGCCGCGGATCAGGCAGCAGAGGATGCAGAGCAGGCCAAGAGTGATGCGGCGAAGGCCAAATCCGATGCGGAAGCCGCCATCTCCGGCGTATCCAACGCCCAAAGGATAGCCACGGACTTCATCAACTATAGCGTCAATGAAGGCCTGATCCTGGGGAACATCGCAGGATCTTCCCTGGGATACAACCTCCAGCTCGCTCCCAACCAGATCAACTTCCGATACAACGGGAACATCCTGACTGCCGTCAAGCCGGACAGCTACAACATCTACAACAACAACGTCTTGGCTATGTCCGTGCAATCAAACGGGTTGCACGTATACGCCCCGACAGGAACCAGCTTCACCGGGGCGAACTATTTCGAGTGCTGTTCCTTTACCTCTCTCGGCATCGATGCCCCCAAGGGCTCGATCGGCAACACCTATATCGATGCCGGAACCAAAGGCCTCCGCACCGTCAACTACACGAAGAGCACGGACTCCGTGCCAAAGGTGGTGCAGATCGGGACGAAGAGCGTGGCCATTGCGGTCGGCACTGGGTCTACAAGCAGCTGGGACGGGGACCAGGAGGTCTACAGCACCTTGGCTTATGTGGACTATAGCGGCAACTTGTCGGCCAAGTCGGTCAGCGCAGAGCAGCTCAGGTCTACGCTCATGCTGAACTCTCAATCCGCCAACTCGGAGTACGTGGTGACCATCGACAGCTACGGCCAGTTCCGGAAGAGCGACAAGACCATACCGTCGCTCACTCCGTCCAACAGCGGTATCAGCTACCAGAACCTGTGCAGCTACCTTGATAGCGACTCCACCGTGAGGAACAAGGTGGGAGCCATCGCCTCGAGCTATGTCAGCACAGGAATGACCTATAGCAACCTATGTTCCTACCTCGACAGTGACTCCACCGTCAGGAGCAAAGTCGGGTCCATAGCGTCTGGCTACGCAACCACTGCGGCCCAAGGAGCGGCAGCAGATTACATCAGCGCCAACCTGGATTCCGATGTATCGTCTCTGGTCAATAACTACTACAGTTACACACGCAGCACGATTGTTTCGCTGATCAACTCGCTGGCCGGTGGCGGGAGCTCTGTGACCAAAAACGATGTAATCAACTGGGTTAATGCATCTACAACGATTATGAACAAAGCCGCTAACTGGACGTTAACAAATACCGAGAGCAGTAGCTTGGTAAACACCAGAGAACGAGTGTTTAACGAATACATTGATGCACGTTTAAGGTATTACAACCTCATAAATATATTTTAAGGTTAGATGTTTCCGACATGAATGTCGGGAACATCTTTTGAAAAAACGTCAAAAATCATAAGATAGGCAAAAGATGAACAAACGGGGCAAAAAGGGGTGGCGAACAGTAAAAAAGTCACATATTTGGCATAAATTCTCGTTCGACAGGGCAAAAAGGGGTGACAAACAGACAAGGCACCCCTAACCCTGACCACTGGACTTGGCCATTTAAGCGTCAAATCTGGTGGTCAAGTAAAGTGGCCATGATGAATTTTTGGATACTGGCAAATGAAGCAAAAGAGGTGCATTATGGATGCCTTACTTTTTATAGGCGGTTTTATTTGTGGAGTATTTTGGGGGTTAGGTGTTTTAGACAATTTTTTGCATGATGACTGATTTAAACGGGGCAAAACTGTGTGGATAGTAATTACATTAGCGGTTATCTTAGTGGCTGAATATATTTGGCTGACTCATAGCAACTGATTTAAACGGGGCTTTATGTGGAGTATTTTTTGGAGGAAAACCATGATGAAAGGATATATCGAGTTTTCGGAGTTTGCCCGCCAGGTAGTAGCGGACTACTGGAACGAGAAGAATGACACCACCAATGAAGTAAGCATCACCATAGATGACGTTTTCCTGACATGGTATGCCAAGGAGCTGCAGAACCAGAAGGCCATGTTGGCCACCAATCAGCCGGATGGCACCTACTTTGAAGTAACCTGGAACGGGGACAAGGGGGAAGCGTACCTGGACGTATACAAGAAGTGGGAGAACAGGGTTATCACTCCTGGCTACACGGAGTGATCCGGAGGAGACCTATGGAAAAAATTCTTGGGGAAACTGTTTCGGGAGATTCACTAATCTCGTGGCTCGTGATTGCTTTCCTGGTTGGCTACTTCATTTATAAGGAGTGGCCAGAATTCAAGCGGAGGATGACCTCCGGAAGCGTGAAGGATGCCACGGAGGAAAAGGACATCACAGCAGTCAAAACCAGGCTCGGAGCGATCGAGGGCACGGTGACGGACATCAAGGACAAGCTGGACAGGGATTATCGGAGGATAAATGACATAGAAAAAGAACTCGCCAGGCACCGCAAAGACCAGCTGGAGGATAGGAAGGAAATGATGCTCATCATGCAGGGACTCTTGGCGGCGTTAAAAGGTCTCCAGCAGCTCAGCTGCAATGGGCCTGTTACAGAAACCATTGATACGCTGACCACGTATCTCACAGAAAAAGCCCATGACTGTGACATGGACGGCACCTGGATTGACAAAGGAGGCGACAATTCATGATCAACGACATCATTTTCAACCTTATGGTGGCTGTGGTAGTGGCTATCATCGGAGCGATAGCCAACGAACTGCTGCCATACATCAAAAAGAAAAAGGCAGAGGCGGAGATCCAGATCAGGCAGACCCGGTGGGCCTGGGTGGTAGATATCGTCGATGCGGCTGTAAGAGCTGTAGAGCAGACGGTAGCCGGTCACCTCCACGGCCAGGACAAGAAGGATGCCGCCAAGAGATACATCCGGGATATCCTGGACAAGAACGGGATCCGGTTGGATGATGGCCAGATAGACACCCTGATCGAGGCAGCTGTCAGGGCCATGAACCAGGAGATGTTGGAGCCTGTGCTTTGCACGGTAGGAGAGTCAGAAGGGACAGACCATAAGATCAGCTTCCTGCAGGAAGGAGATACGGAATGAAATTTAGCGAAGCGTTAGAGATTCTGAAGAGCGGAGGCAAAGTCCGGAGAGCCCACTGGATGGGCTTTTGGGTTATGCAGGACGGCACCGTCATGCTGCACTGCAAAGATGGGAGCGTCTTTGATATCAGGCAGACGGATGATGTGCTTTATACCCTGGAAAACATTGCGGCAGAAGACTGGGAAGCGGTAGACGCTGCAGAGATCCATGGAATTACGAAGACCATGCGGTTTGGCGAAGCAATCCGTAGGGCGAAGCTGGGAGCGAAGATCTCCAGGCTTGGATGGAATGGCAAGAACCAGTATGTGGAGCTTGCTAGCAACATCTCATATGTGAACGGCTCTGGAGACTTGGTGAATGTAGGCCACGAAGACATCGGAAACAGAGCTCTGGCATTCGTCGGCACCAGAGGAGTGCAGATCGGGTGGCTTGCATCCCAGGCAGATATGCTGGCAGAGGACTGGATCCTTGCGGGAGGCGATGCGGATGGAGTACAAGGGGATTGATGTATCAGATGACAACGGCGTCATCAACTGGCTGGAGGTAAAGAAGTCGAAGAAGGTGCAGTTCGCCATCCTCCGGATCCACCAGAGATACGGAGCCGAGAAGTACTTCCCTCGGAACTATCGGAAATGCACCAAAAGAAAGATCCCTGTGGGGGCATACAAATACAGCTACGCCTTGACTGAATACGATGCCAGGAAGGAAGCCAAGGCGGTGCTTAAGGCTGCCAAGGGCAAGAGTTTCCAGTATCCCATCTTCTACGACCTGGAATGGGATGACCAGAGGAAGAAGCTGACTCCGTTGGAGATAGAGGCCATCGCCCTGGCGTTCCTGGAAGAGGTCAACAAGGCGGGATACAAGGTCGGCATCTACTGCAACCTCGATTGGTATAGGAACGTCATAACCGACCGGCTCAAAGAAAATTACCAGTTCTGGCTTGCGAGCTATGCCAAGGATGACATCGGCGTGCCTGTAGAGCGGCTGCGCCCTCCGATCGGCGTGGGATGGCAGTATTCGGAAAGGGGCCTAGTCCATGGCATCAAAGGCTACGTGGACATGGACATCTTCTACCTTAACTACCAGGAGCTGGCAGCCAGGCCGAAGGAAGAACCGAAGGCCGAGGAGCCGGAAACCGTCACCGAGAAGACGGTGACAGCGGATGATATCCTTGCTATTGCCAGGGGGTGGATGGGCGCCAATGAGGCGGACGGGAGTCACAGGCAGATTATCGACCTCTATAACTCCCACACTCCCAGAGCCAGGGGCTATGCTGTCCAGTATAGTGACTCCTGGTGTGATACCTTCGTGAGCGCCTGCTTCATCAAGGCCGGGGCCGTGGACATCATCGGGGGCACCGAGTGCGGAGTGGAGGCCCACATCCAGCTCTTCAAAGCAGCTGGCATCTGGAATGAGGACGGCACCATCATGCCAAGGCCGGGGGATATCATCTGCTACAACTGGGATGACGGGACGCAACCAAACGATGGTTTTGCCGACCACATCGGCATCGTGGAGACCGTCACAGGGGACTACCTGACAGCCATAGAGGGCAACTACAACAACCAGGTGGGAAGACGCACCATTCCCGCCGGATGGGGCTATATACGGGGCTATGCGAGGCCGAAATACGGGCCTGCTGCCCCGGCCAAACCTGTCTTCGATATAAACAACCTGAAGAGCCTGGATGAGTTAGCCATGGAGGTCCTCTCGGGAGAGTGGGGGAACGGATCCGAGAGGATATCAGCTCTCCGAGAAGCTGGGTACAATCCGGATGTTGTGCAGGCAAGGGTTAATGAAATACTGGCATAAAAAAAGAGGGAGGGCGATTGCCCTCCCTTTTTTCGTTTACCACGGCTTACCAACAGCCGGGGCGAAGTCCTCACCAAATTTTTCCTTGTGGGCCCTAGCGTAGGCGTTGAAAAACTCCTGGTTGCTGCAGGGGGCCAGTTCAGAGTGCAGCTCCTCACGGAGATCATCATCCATGAGGTTGACGGCCACCTCATAGTCGATGGCCTCGCCGTCCTCATCTAATACGGTCCCGTCCTCCCTGAGGTGCTGATCACACCAGGCGTAGATCCGATCTTCCCAGTCCGGGGCCTCGAAATCGATATCCAGGTCCCAGAAATCAATAACATATTCCACCATGTCCTCGACGTCAGACCATGTCTCAGCGTTCTTGATTTCACGGGCCATCTCCTCCCAACTCAGGCTCCTCCAGTCGTCATTCCTGATCATTTTTCCTACCTCCTTTAATTTCTCTTTAATCCTCTTATAAAATACCACGGGATGGGCACCTTGTCAGTGCCAAAATCCCACCCTGCAGTGACAAAGCTGTCACTTATCAAGGCCCGCCTCAGTCGTCCCTCCTCTCCTTTTCCTCGACCTTGATCAGGCGGTAGCCCCAATCCGACAGACGCTCTACTGTTTCGATAATCTTTTTGGCATCTCTCCTGGTCCTGCACTCCCTGGTGTAGACCATCTTCGACATGCCGTCAAAACGGATACTTTCGTAAGTAACGTAAAACATCTCTCTCCTTTCCGGGAGGGGGAGGCTTATGCCTCCTTGCTCTCCCTTACCATTTCCTCCCTCAGCTCCCATCCTGCCTTTGCACATCCGGCCATCTTCACGCTTGCCTTGAAGGCCATCATGACAGCTACCACAGCAGCCGCCATGATCGGGGCCATGACCATCTTGCCAAACTCCATGGCAGTTCCCACGGCCTTCCAGGTGGCAAGCCTTGCTGTCCTTGCCATCCTCTTTGCCGTCTTCCTTGCCCTCCTGGCAGCCCTCACGGATGCCCGAGCAACCATCTTGGTCTGGAAGTACAGGGCCTTGCCCTTGTAGTAGAGAATCTGCACATCGGTAACCACGTCTGCGATGATGTCCGGGCCATACAGCCTTACGGTCTTGGCGAAGCTGATCAGGGAGAGGATGACCACTCTAAGGATGTTCCACAGGGCGATGCATCCGGCCTTCGCCACGGGGGCAGCTGCCTTGCCAGCAATCACGATGGCCTTGGCTACAGCCTTGGCGGTTTCTACCAGATCCTCCCACCGGATGACGGGGGTGGTCTCGGTGCTCTCCTCGGTGACCACCTCCACTATCTCAGCGGTCTCCTCGGTGACTTCCTCGGCTTCATCCTCGGTCTCATCCATGGTTACGATTTCGACCGGCTCCACGACTACCAGGTGGGTTTCTTCGGTCTGCTCTTCAGTGACATCTTCAGTGACATTTTCAGTGACATTTTCAGTGACATTTTCAGTGACATTTTCGGTGACATTTTCAGTGACATTTTCAGTGACATTTTCAGTGACATTTTCGGTTACTTCCTGGGTTGCTTCCTCGGTTGCCTCATCGGCTTCCTCGGTGGTCTCTTCCCTGTGGTTTTCGAGCCACTCGGTGATGGACTTGGTTGCCTGCTTGTAGGTCCTTACAACGCCGCTTTCATAAGAGACCTTGTAGGTTTCTCCGTTAACCCTTACGTTGATGATGACTGCCTGCTTCTTCATTGCTATAACCCCTTTCTTTATAGAAATAATGATGTGTTCTCCCGGCTCTGCGTTCTTCCTGCGGGCTTGCCACCGCCATTGGCCGCATTAGGGAGGGGCTTTTCTATACCGCTTGCCCCTTGCGGTAGATTGGTGACCCGGTTTCCTATCCGGGGGAGGTTCTCGCACCTTCCTGCGGGTGTTTTTTATTAGACGGGTGTGCCCGCTCCGTCGATCCCCGCCGAAGGGCTCGAACCTTCGTGCTTTCCGATACGGGGTAAGGAGTTGCTGGCTATTTCTTTCCCGGCCTTGCCAGCTCGGCTCCGAGCTCTCAGCTCGCCCAGCTCCGGTCGATTCTTTACCAGGCCCTCCCGGTGGCCTGTTTGCTGTTGATGGTTCAGAGGACTGGTTCCTCGGGGCTCCGTTCCCTCGGCTCCTCCTATTCAGTTTGCAAGGATCTCGAACCCGCCTCGGTGAGGCATCTGGTTGTAGGCCCCTTCCCTCAGGACCCGGGTTGCACTTTCTTATCACCGCCTTTCTGTTGGTTCCTTTTTCTTGGTTCTGGCCACATTATACCATTGACTAGGTACCTAGTCAAGAAGAGGAGCAAACCATTGATTTGAACCAGTTTTCCGAACAGCCCTGTTTACGGGGGCTCCGGGGCCTGAGCAATAGTGGAGATAACATTCTCTGTGAAAATTCCCCTCGATTTCCACTTTCAAAGCCCTTTTGGGCCCTATTTGGCCTAAAACCGTTAGCACCACGGGCGGAGCAAATCTTTCTTGCGGTTTTGCGGTTAGATGTGTAGACTAGGTACATATCAAAGGAGGTTACAATCATGGCAAAAACGAAAGAAGAAAGGCAAAAAGATGCGGTGGCCTATCAGATGGCGAATTACCACCGGATACCCCTGAGTGTATTTAATGAAGATATGGACATATACAGAACTGCTGCCGGGCTCAGCGGGCTGTCGCTTAACGCCTGGATCAAAGACCTGATGGCAAAAAGATGTGATGAGATGGGCCTGGAGCTCCCATCAAAAAAGACACGTAAAAATCAGTAAGCAAAAAGTGGGGGAGGGCGCTTGGCCCTCTCCCTCACCTCCCCGGCGTGATCAGCTTCCTGCCCTGCCGGGCCAGATCCTCTCTCAGCTCCTTCTCGCTGCGGTGGATCGTCCCTTTGATGTTCCAGCACTTCTGCAGTTGCCGTTCTTTCACTGGCTTCTTCCCCTTCTCTTCCATGACTAGCCCCTTCCTATATATGTAAGGTTGACGTGCAGCAACCCGTTCCATTCCATCCAGGCCCCCTCGACCCGGAAATGGGGGTTTTTGTTGAATAAAAACTCTTGCTCCCAGGCGTAGTCGGTGTGGTGCCCGATGTATGCCCCAATACCCCTGCCCTGTGGCACCTTGGCATGGATGGCCACCTTGTTGGGCGTCCCTGGGTATTTGTCGCTGTTTGGCACCGATGAGGAGCTCATGTAGCCGTCATAAGACACGGTCTGCCCGTACAGCTTCCGGATCTCCGCCATCGTGGTAGCCCCGCCAAAAAGCTCATTTGCATCGTACACTCCATGCACTACGGTGTTTTGCTTTAGGTAGTACTTGTCCAGTGCTGTTCCTAAATCCTCGGCGTATCGCTTCCCCCTGGCGTCGTTAGACTTCCCCGTGGCCGCCTCGTTGATCACCTCCCACAGCTCCTGCCCGGTGATGCCATCCTTCTGGCTGGTGTAGGCGTAGATGGCCTTCTCCTCGTTGTCCGTCAGGTTCTTCTCCCACTTGTCCACCGTCATCGCCTTTTCTGCTGCGTCTTCGTTGCCAAAAAGGGAAAACCCCTTTGGGGCATGGTCTTCCCAGTTGATATCATCCCTGCTTCCTCCTCTGGCATTGCTCCTGCCCATACCCATGCTTGCCACCTCCCCTCTCTGTGCATCTAGGCAGTCGTTTGCCGCATACTCGATAGGCCCATCATACCTTAGATCGTAAAGCCCTGGGAAGAAATCTCCCACTATAATTATCCTGGACGGCACCAGGACATCCACGGCCCGCTGCAGGCTCTGCAGGAAATCGTCTTTCCGCCACTGCCCCTTTATCCCTCCGAGGGTGGACACGCAGATGGTGGAGTGTAGCGGCTCCCCGTCCAGGCACCAGTCAAACCCTCCAGGATCCCCCTCGAGCCACCGGATGCAGGGGATGACGGTGATGCCCGACTGCAAGTAGTAGGCCCCGAGCCAGTGCTTTTTAAAGTGGCTCCAGATCTGAGCGGCCTTGGGGTAGTCTACGTATAAGGAAAAGTCCGGGGCTATGATTGCCCTGAACCGACCAAAGACCTCTATATATCTGTCGGGGAGCTTCCAGACCTTCTCGAAGGCGTAATCGTGGGTAAAGAAGTGCACGACCTTGTCCTCCGGATGAGGGCACTTGATGGCTTTGTCGATCCGGACGAGCTGGGAGCTCCCTAGCTCAAAATCGACAGCTCTGAGAGGCGGGATGCCATACTCTCCTACCCCCTCAAAGATGATTTTCTCCTGGTTGTTGTATGCGTTCCTTAGTCCTTGGTACTGCATTTGTACCCCTCCGTTTTAAGCATATTATACCTTACAAATCTGCTTAAAACGGAAGGTTTTTAACATGCGTTTTAGTACATTTAACGCCGTTTATTACTTCGTTTACTAGTCACATAATGGTCACAAATAAGTGCCATAAAACCTTAAATATAGGTACTTACGGTTCAAGTCCGGCTACCCGCAGTAAGATAGTCACATCCCCCGGAACAGGGCGGAACCCTTATAGATAAAGGGTTCCGCCCTATGTTTTTGTTTTTTAAAAACATCGGAAATCGGATATAAACATCGTTTACTAGTCACAAAATGGTCACAAATCCTCGGGGTATGGGATCTTGCAAATAGAGTCGGTTAAGTCGGCAAGGGTGCGGTGGCCATATATACCGTTGGTAATGTCCCCTCCGAAGCTGTGCCCCATCATCCTCTTGCGATCCGCCTCCGGCACCCCGTACCTCTCGCAGAGGGACGAGAAAGTGTGGCGACAGTCGTGTGGCGTATGGTTGCTGTCGATCCCGAGGGCCTCCAGCTTCTTATGCATCCGCCGTGCGAACTGATCAGAGGAGATGGAGAGCATCTTGCCATCCCTTGAGAGCCGCTCCTGTACTAAGGGAAGGATCGCTGGGTGGATCGGGACGACCCTGTCCTTCCCCGCCTGGGTCTTTAACCCTCCTTTAAAATATCCTTCCTCCAGATTAACATCCATGGACTTGTAGGCCGAGATACGAAAACCTGAGTAGCACATGATGATCAGCATCTCTGAATCAGGATCCTCTCGATTCGCCCAGAGCCTGCGGATATCCTCTGCGGACAAAGGCTCCCCATGCTCATCCTCTTTGGCTCCTGATGGGATCACCACGTGCTTTGCACAATCCTTGTCGCAAAGCTCCCTGGATTCTGCCCATCGGTACATCTCCGTAAGCAATGACTTCATGTGTTCCAGGCTCGCCTTGCCATATGGTGCTTGATTGATGACCTCCTGGAGATCCCCAACTTTAAGATTTCGGAAAACTCTGTCATGGATGGAAGAAAAATGCTTAAAAGCCGTGACGACGGTTTTTTGTCTGGAGGCTGACAGCTTTTTGGCAGCGTTCTCGCCAAATTTCCAATCGAAAAACCTGTCATAAACCTCCTTAAAGGTAGGCTCCTTTGTTACCTTGCCTTGCGCACCGTGCCACTGCCCGTAATCCTGCAAGATCCGCTGCGTCAGATCCTTAAGCTCCGGCTCCTCTCCTCCCTCCGAATCTGCAGATGCCGCCAGCAAGATCTCATCCCCCGGTTTGTATGTCCCTGCTCTTAGGGAGTTAAGCACGGCAAATCCCACGTACCATGTAGGGACATAGCAGAGGGCCGGAGGCCTGATGTAGTTTCCTTTCTCGTCTACCTCGGTGCAGGGAGGATGCACGGCGTACGGATTTCGCCTCCCCTTCCCGAGATACCTGATGCTCCCCCATCCGGAGGGGAGCTTCGGATATTTTTTTCTTCTTCCCATATTTTTTTCTCTCCTGTTTTCCCCTTTGTGCTAAAATTGAAGATGGCATGAGGAGTTGCTGTCCATCATTTGGGTAGCGCGCAGGACGCGCCTTTCCACGGGCGCGCCCTGAACCTTCAGTGGCGCAGCTGAGGGTTATCATATTGCCATTTCCGACGGCTTCTGAGGGGTACAGATGCCGGAACCTCCTTTGAAAAGATGTATCTTTTAGATTAGTTCTTTTACTTTTCTTACACTTTTACATCATCACCCACGAAAAAGAGCACCCTCCCAGTGCTCTTTTTTTATTGTCATAAGCCAGATCGTGATTTAAAATATCAGAAAAAGAGGGCAAGTTTGCCCCGCATATTCCGCTGACAAAAAAGAGAGGACTCCCCCTCTCTTTTTTGCATTTCCGGAATCGTTTTGTGCTAAAATAAATATTGCCGTTCGGGATGTCCAGAGGGGAAGCTTATCGCAGGAGCTTCCCCTCGTTTTTTTATGCCCATTTCTAATCCCACCAGGTCTCCCCACACACCTCGAAGCGGTACTTCTGCCGGATGTCAGGATATTTCTCATGGTCAACTTCTGACATAAACATATCGTAAGGCCTTGCGCATACCTTGTGCGGCGGCTGGAACGCACGATACACCACCAGCTTCTCCTGGGTTTCGGAGTGGTAAGCGATGGCGAGCACTCTATAGATGTACTCTGCAGAATCTGGGTCTACCAGTTCGTGTTTGAAGTGCCTCACAACATCCCCGGGCCTGACTTCCCTTCCTTCTGCCATCTCGATCAAACCTCCTTCGTGAGCCGGACCATAGCTCTGCTATTCCACAGATCCTCAAAATACTTGGCGTAAACATCAAACCCTTTCCGCCCTCTCCATGACTTGTCCCATCTGAAAGTGATGGTCTGCTGAGACGATCTGTTTACCCAGTATGGCCCGAAGTAGATTTCATTGTCAGCTCTCCAGTAAAAGTCCAATGTCATGCAACCGTAGCCTTTGACAGTAATCTTCCCGTCCCATCCAAAAGAGTTGAGTTCGTCCGCCCACGCCACCAGGCTAAGCAAGGAGCTCTGGATCTGGCCTTTGGGCTCATCCTCTTCTATCTCACGCTGAGACACGAAAGGACTGTCTGGGTCCATGATCAGGATGCGGATTCTCGCACCGTTCCGGAGAGCTTCTTTGATTTTCTCGGTATGGCTCTGTCTGAAAGTCTTCAGGCCGAAGGCTATAACATCCAGCTGCTTCACCTTACCAAGCTTCTCGTCCGAATCTTTGCCTTTCTCCATCCTGGTTTCGTAGATCTTAGCCAATCCCCACTCCTCTGCATAGCTGATCTCCTTGGCATCGACCAAAAGCGACTGCACCAGAGCCACCAGGCCGGAGGCCAAAATCGAGTAGCCGATATTGGCTATCAATCCGTTCTCAGCATTTGTCTGATGATATCCGGTGTAAATGGCAATGCCTCCGAGGATGACGAGCACCAGGCCACCGATGAGGGCTTTGAGGTTAAAGATCCGCCTCATTATTCTCAATAGGCATCAATCTCCTTTCTTTTTTGCTGATTATACCTTTTTCCGAAAGCTTCCGATTCCTTCCGATCTCTTCCGATATGAGATTGTTGTTACCACCACCAGACCTTCATCCCGTGTTTGTATCGCCACCAGACGATGCCGACGGTCTCTTGCGACGATGAGAGTCGATATAGGACCTTTTTACCATCTCTGCCTCCTCCTCGAGGCGTGCTTCCTCGTCCTCTTCGCTCTCTTCCTCTTGCTTTGCGTTCTGCTCTGCGACAGCTCCCACCATTTTGACGGCCAGGCTGTAGATTGCCTGCCATCCTGCCTCATCCAGCTCGGCAAGCCCGGCGGCGAGCCTGACCTTATAGCTGTCCGGCTCTTCGACCAGGATCTTGTCGAGCCAGGCCTTGACCTGATCTGCCCGGCTGGTCTCTGCAAACATGGGGCCATCTCCGGTGCGGAGCCAAGTCTCGTTCACGCCGAACTCCTTACATATTGAGGCGATGGTGGAATTCATTGGAATACTTCTTCCTATTTCATAGGTGGCTATTGTGTTTCTTTTGAGGCTCAGGCGTTCGGCAAACTCTTGCTGAGTGAGCCCGAGAAATTGACGCAGTTCCTTGATTCGTTCCTTCACTCTGTCACCTCCTTTCCGATGCTCCTGGAACAGTACTCATTATAGATATGTAGTGTCAAGCTGTCAACAAAGCGAGCAAAAAAACTAATTAAATGTGTTGACAGAGGTCGAGCTTAGTCATATACTAGTCGAGAAATCAATATTAACCCGCTACAGACCGACGAGGAAAAGACGGAATGGAAGAACTTGTTTTGACATGGGCTGACTTGCATCAGGCCATCAGGAACAGCAGGCTCACTCCGGTTGACTTTGCTCGCAAAGTTGGAGTGAATCCAGTCTGGATCGGGATGGTCAAGGCAGGGAAGCCGGTACCTGAGGCCAGTTGGAAGCGACTGGTGATGGCGATTCATGGATGGGAGGAATGGAAGGGGGTGACAAGATGATAAGGGAGGGCGACGGCTTGGCACTCCGGCCCGAAGATGTGGCAGCCGAAATGGGGATGTCCCCCACACAGATCAGGAACCTGATGCGTCTGGGACGGTTTAATCCACCGATCGGTTACGCCTATCGGACCAAAGGCAAGAGGTACAGCTACGTGGTCTACAGGACCATGTTGGACGAGTACCTGCACAAAGGAACGGAGGCTCACGGACAGGCACTGGCCCGTGAGATCTCGGAGTTGGTAGAGCTGGTGAAGGCACAGCGCCAGGAGAACGACTCCCTAAGGGAGCTTCTCCGTGCTACCACCAGCAATATGAGAGAGGAGGTGTGAGCATGGCGTTCATTCAGGAGCCCATGGTTGCTCCCATGGGATGCGTATTAGGGCAGATTGCAGAGATGCGGCCCACCGAGAGGGAGGGCCTCCTTAATGCAATGGTCACCGTGATTGATGCCTACATCTGCGGGCACAACATGGGATATGCGGAGGGCTTTAAGGCCGGAAAGCAGATGAGGGAGGATTGATATGAGCCAAATGATGGAAACCAAAGAACTGATTCCTCATAGCCGCAACGACTACTTTTTTGATGACATCAGTGGGGAGCCCTGGCAGGAGTTTCTGAAGTCAGTTAAGACGAGCGGCATCATCGAGCCGTTGGTCATCAGCCAGGACAAGGTCATCGTATCTGGCCACCAGAGGTTGCGGGCCGCCAAGGAGCTTGGCATTGATAAGGTCCCGGTAGAAGTCAGGATCTACGAGTCTGATGATGAGCTCCTTAAGCAGCTGATCGAGACCAACATTCGGCAGCGGGGTCTTGGGAACGGAAACCCCGTGAAGCTTGGGCGGTGCCTGAAGGAGTTAGAGAGAATCGAAGGGATTAGAGATGGCTCGGCGAATCCGCAGGGCACGAACAGGATTGGTGACGGAAATAATTTCCGTGACCAAAAAACCCAGACCGACCTGGCCAAAGAGCTTGGCATGACCGAGCGAACCCTTCGGAACTACAAGGCCCTGGCAGATGCATCACCGACCATGCAGGAAATCCTGGAGGAAGGCAAGATCACGCCGACCTCCGCACTGAAGCTGATCCGCTCCCTGCCGGAGGACGAGCAGGAAGAGGTGGCATCCCACATCTGGGAGCAGGGCAAGGTCACCGGGAAAGACGTGGACGAGCTCCTGAAGCAGATAGCAGAGAGGGATGCGAAGGTGGAAACCCTCACCAAGGAGCTGGAGCAGAAGATCACCCAGTCTCACGAAGCGAAGCGGACTGAGATAGAGCTGAGGGCCCAGATCGAGGAGTTGGAAGAGGCCAATGAGGGGCTGATGGCTCCGAGTGATGAGATGGAGTTGTACCGGGAGGCCATCAAAGAGAAGCAGGAGCTTCTGAGAGAGCAGGCGGATAAGATCGGCTCCCTGGAGGCCGAGATCGAGGCAACAAAGAAGGCTCTGGAGGAAGAGAAGGCCCTCCGCCCTACTAAGGAAGTCACGGTCGAGAAGGTCGTGGAGGTGGAGAGGGTGGTCGATCCGGAGGAGTACGAAGCACTGCGGCGGGAAGCCGTCGGGAGCGGAGTAGAAGCAGACATGGAGCGGGAAGGCCGTGAGAGGTTGGAGGCCTTGCTGGATACGCTTATCAAGAAAAATGGGGCACAGCCTTTAGACGAGGTGGTAGCAGGAGCTTTGGCGGTGTCTCTGTTTTTTAACCGAAACTGCGAGGCGATCATGAAGGCCAATGCCGGCGAGATGGCAAGACGGCTTGACGCCCTCACTGGTGACGACAGGCTCCGCTGCGTCATGACCGCTAACGATTTGATTAGGTGGCTCAAAGGATTTGTTGCGGCGATGGGAGATGTGCCCAGGAGGGAAGCTGTCTACGAAGAGCTGGAGAAGGAGCAGAAGAACGGGAATCTGTGATGAACGAAGGGAGAAAAGTAATGGAGAACAACAGGTATTTTGCAGGAGGAGAGAGGATTGCACTGGATACCAGGAATCTGGAGAGGGTTGGAGCTAACCCCTCCCAGGCGGCGGTCAGGAGGTATCAGAAGAAGGTGAGGGAGAAGCAGGTCAGGAAGGCCTGGACGGGCGTCCGCCTGATCATCTGTGCCTTTAGCGGATGGTTTGCCTTTAACCATATCGGGGCTGTCATGAGCAACGGACTTCTCTTGCTAGAGGTTCTTGGCGTGATTGCGGGCCTGGGATTTATCGCCATCACCATGGCGGACATGTACGAAGAGAGGGAGGGGAAGACTGATGCAGAAGAACAGTAAGATCGTAGAAGAGATGCACTTTAAGGCCAAAATGACCCTCGAGAAGTCCTCGGCTATCTCTGGTCTGGGGATCAACCTGGCTGCGGATAGCATCCAGTACACTCTCGCAATCCTCCTTGCCGCAGTGGGAAGGAAGGAGTTTCTCCGGATGATGGAGAAGCTTATGGAAACCGTGTTAAAGGATTACGAGAGAGTGGCTGATGATTTGGAGGATGGGAAGAAATGAAGAATGATGAGAAAGTGCGCGGGATTGAAGTCGAGGCGTCTATGACGGTAGAGAAAGCAGTGGTGCTCTCTGATATGGGACTGAAGGTGGCTTCAAACTGCGCCCAGAGCCTCCTCGCAATGCTGCTTGTCGCAATGGGCCGGGAAAAGTTCCTTCAGGTTTTGGAGGAGATTACGACCATCACCCTGAAGGATTACCAGAGAGTGGCTGATGATTTGGAAGGAGGAAACAAATGAATTTGACAGAGGATATCAAAGCGGGCATTGCCACAAGCAGGGTGCTTGCTATGACCATACGAAGCATCCAGAGCTCGATGGGAGCTATGCTGCAGATTGTCGACGAGGAGGATTTTAAAACCCTTATCTCCTCTGTGACTGAGACCACCATCAAGGCACATAAAACGGCAGACAAGCAGGCCAATGAGGATTTGGATGAGCAACTGAAGAAGCACCTGACGGAGTTCTTTAAATCTCACCAGAAGAAGGTAAAGAAATGAACGATCCATTCACCGTCATCGATGGATCATCGCATGACGAGTGGCTACGTAACCGTGGCTATGGCATCGGCGGGTCGGATGCATCTGCCATCGTGGGCTTAAACCCCTACAAGAGCAACGTGGAGCTCTTCGAAGAAAAGACTGGGAGAATTGCTCCAGAGGATATTTCGGAGAAACCTTACGTAAGGTATGGGACACTGGCAGAACCTCATATCAGGGCGCTGTTTGCCTTGGATTACCCCGAATATGAGGTCATCTACCACGAGAACAGGATCCTCCGGAGCACGGCCTGGCCCTTCATGCAGGCTTCCTTAGATGGGGAGCTGGTGGACAGGAGAACAGGCCGGAAAGGGATACTGGAGATCAAGACCACATCCATCCTGCAGTCGATGCAGAGGGAGAAATGGAAGGACAGGATCCCCGACAACTACTTCTGCCAGATACTCCATTACTTAGCTGTGACCGGGTGGGATTTTGTCATCCTCCGGGCGCATCTTCGGACGGAGTGGGCAGAGGACAGAGGCACCAGCGTCCGCCACTACCACATCCAGAGGGAGGATGTCCAGGATGACATCGACTACCTGATCTCGGAAGAGATTAAGTTCTGGCGGTTTGTAGAGGCGGGGAAGAAGCCCCCGAGGATAGTGGCGGGGCTGTGAGAGGGAAAGAGATGCACTACGACAAGCCCGACTGCTACGCAGTCAAGAAGAGGGTTGTTATCGGCGAATCCATGGGATACACGGTGGAGGCAAGGCTCCTGTCGATAGGCAAGGGATACATGGTGGATATCCGGGAGTGGGACAGGAGGGAGCCTGTTGCCAAGATGACCCTGGACGGGATCACGCTCACCGCCGAGGAAGCAAAGAAGCTGGTGGGCATCATCTTTGAGTTTCTTGAGGACGATAATCAAGGAGAAAACAATGGGAAATATGGTGGTTGAGTTGGGGCTGAACGCTTTGCAGAACGGCAGGGTATTCTTTAGGATTGCTAAACGCCCTATCGGTTACATCAGCAAGCCGAACGACCCTGCGCCCAAAGAACAAATCGTGACTTTGAACCCAGAAGAAGCAAAGTTCATATGCAGGCAGATAGCTCTATGGCTCCGAGTACTGGAACAAATGGATAAGGAGGAAGAAGTAAGTGGAATTACTGATCAAGGCGCCCACGCCGCAGGTGTTTGAGTGGAATTACGAGGAAATCAAAGCGGCCGCCGTAGCCAAGGCAGCTGAGTACAAAGGTGTTGTCTATGAGACTGCGGATGAAGCAGCCATGAAGAAGGACAAGGCCGACCTGAACCGCATCATCAACCAGATTGAGGACGAAAGGAAACGCATTAAGAAGGAGTGCATGGCCCCCTACGATGCTTTCGAGCGTCAGGTCAAGGATGTATTGCTTCCTCTTAGGGAAGCGGTGGCCTTCGTGGAGAAGGGCCTGTCCGATATCGAGGCGAGCTACCGCCAGAAGAAGCGGGATGCCATGCAGGCCCTCTATGACGAGGTGTACCAGGATGTTGCCTCTATCATCCCCTTCGACAAGACGGTAAGGGAGGAGTACTACAAAAAGGCCTATACCGATAAGAAGCTGGAGAAGACCTACCGGGACGTGGCAGAGCAGGTGCACGCAGATCTTCAGACCATCAAGGGCTTCGAGGAGAAGTACCACTCGGCTGCCATTCACGCTTATATGCCTTCCTTCTCCCTGGCGGATGCCCAGGCTGAGGTTTTCCGGCTGCAGGCACTGGATAAGCAGTTGGAGGAGAGGAAGCGGGCCGAGGAGCTACGGAAACAGCAGTTGGCAGAGGTGAGGGAGAAGGCCAAGGAAAACATGGGGCCTGCTCCGGAACCCGCCCCGTCACCTGCCCCCGCCCCTGTCCCTGCTCCGGCTGTGCCCCCTGTGCAGGAACCAGCACCAACACCAGTGGCAGAGGAGCCCATCCTTACCTTCGGGCCCATCATCTGCAAGGGAACCAGGGCACAGCTCCTCGGGCTGGCGCAGTATATCAAGGCAAACAACATCATGTGCACGAAAGTGGAGGGATAAGAGATGGCAGTGCAGAACTCGTTAGCAGCCAAAAAGCCCACGGCGCAGACATCGCTCACGATGTATCTGCAGGGCGATGCAGTCAAGAAGCAGATCAACCAGGTCGTAGGGGGCAAGAACGGGACAAGGTTCATAAGCTCCATCATCTCGGCTTACCAGGCCACTCCTGCACTCAGAGAGTGTACCAACAGCTCAATCCTTAATGCGGCTCTGCTCGGGGAGGCCTTGAACCTGTCTCCGAGCCCGCAGCTGGGCCAGTACTATTTCGTACCCTTTAAGAACAAGAAGCAGGGTATCACCACTGCCACCTTTGTGCTTGGGTACCGTGGACTCGTACAGCTGGCAATCAGGTCGGGCTATTACCGCAAGCTCAACGCCCTCCCCATCAAGGAGGGAGAGCTGGTCAGCTACGACCCCCTGGAGGAAGAGATCGAGGTGCGCCTGATCGAGGACGAGGAGGAAAGGGAGAAAGCCCCGACCATGGGCTACTACGCCATGTTCGAGTACGAGAACGGATTCAGAAAGACCATGTATTGGAGCAAATCCAGGATGATGAGCCATGCCGATCAGTTCTCCTCGGCGTTTTCCAAGAAGGCTTACGAGCGGATCCAGAACGGCGAAGTCCCGGAGAGCGAGATGTGGAAGTTTAGCTCGTTCTGGTACAAGGACTTTGATGGCATGGCCGTGAAGACGATGCTCCGCCAGATCATCTCCAAGTGGGGCATCATGAGCATCGAGCTGGAGAAGGCCATGCAGAGCGACGGGGCCGCCATCCATGATGACGGTACCCCCGAGTATGTGGATGCGGTGGCAGAGGATGTGGAAACTGTGGATGTTCCGGTGGATAACGTGGTTGCCGAGCAGACGGTGCAGGAATCCCCCAAACCTGCGCCTGCTGCCCCCGCTGCCGCTCCGGCCCCTGCTCCTGCGCAGAAGCCTGCCGCTCCCATGGACGATGGCAACCTGCCGGGGCAGATCTCCTGGCAGGATGACGAGCTGAGCAAGGCCTTCTTCGGATGATGGCGGAGCATCTCGGGGGACGGGGGCCGCCCTGGGGGATGAGGTGCCCAGACAAACCATCCCGAACGGCAATAAATCAAACTATGAAAAAATAATTACATATCTCTTTCAAAAACATATGAAGTTTGCGACCCCAACGCAAAACAGCGCTAAGAAAACTTTGCTTTCCGACATGAAATACAACAGCAACTTGTAAACCAGAAGAAAAATACAACCCTTATTTGTAAACCTAGTATGGGCCATCTGAAAAGTCATAACTCATAAACAAAGTATCCCTGCGCAAGCCATATCTTGACAGACACGGTACGCAGGAAAACACAAACTTCGCAAAAGCAAATCAGGCATAGCAACAAATAATAAGAAGAATCATGCGTTAGAGTTACCAGATTTATCACCGCTTTTTGGCACTTTTGAGTTAAGGATGGAGGGCGGTAAACCCTCCATCGTTTGGTGCTTTCTTTGTAAAACAAACCTACACGCTAAAACAAAACATCTCACGTAAGCAACACAAAATGGCAAAACATGTGGGGCAGTAAGGGACGACTGCCCCACGGTTTATGTGATGGGGAGGTGGTGTGATGAAAGAAATTGAGTTCGTTGTCCCTGGCAAGCCGCAGGGCAAGGCCCGGGCCAGGACCTTTTACAATGACCGGATGGGTAGGATGCAGTCCATAACCCCTGAGAAGACGGTCTTGTACGAGAACCTGGTCAAGCTCTGCTACAGCCAGGTAGCCAAGGGAGAGGCGATGGATGAGGGCGCACTGGAGGTGGACGTGGATGCTGTTTTCATGCCTCCCGCCAGCGTTCCCAAGTGGCGCAAAGCCAACATGCTGGCAGGGAGAGAGTTTCCCACAGTCAAGCCGGACATGGACAACATTATCAAAGTAATCCTAGATGCCCTTAACGGCCTGGCCTACTCAGATGACAAAAAGGTAGCAGTTGTCGTGGGCCAGAAACGGTTCGGCAAAGAGGAGCAGGTCTCCGTGCACATCCTCTGCCTGACAAAGGATATCGGCGACGAAGGGGGAGGAGATGGATGATGGCAACGGACCAAACAAGGTAAGGAACTTCTATTTGCAGTATCCTCTCCGGTTCCGACAGGATCCGGATGTCAGACGCCTGGAAATCGCTTTTGGCATAGCAGCACCCATGATCTGGCTGGAGATGAACGCCTATTCGGCAGACAAGGACTTCATCATTAAAAAGCGTTCTAACGAGGGATGGGGCGAGCAGCTGGTCATCGACATGAATTATGACCGACATGCGGAGGAAGCATCCGTGCTGATAGAAAAGGTGATGGAGTACTGCATCGCAGAGAAGCTGGTCGAAGAGATTAGGACAGAAGATGGGCAAGAGGCGGTTTTCTTCCCATGGGCAAAGAGACAGACCATGAGCAGGACTGCAGACGCTGAGAAACAAGCCAGATATAGGGAAAGGCAGCAAGAAAAAGGGACGTGTTCTAGCGGAGATATAACAAAAAGTAACATTTGTTACCAAAGTGTTACCGGGGTGTTACCGGGTGTTACCAAGCAGGTAACGGGCGGTAACGCAGGCGTAACGGTTTCAAACGAATGTTACCATAGTAAGAATAAGAGTATAGATAAAGAAAAAGATATAGATATAGACCGAGAGATAGATAGAGAGGCGGGCGGGCCTCCCGACGTGCCAAAGGGACCACCTCCGATTCCTCCTCCGAAAAACCTGGTGCCTCTCGTCCAAGCGGATGGTACTTGGTGGGTCCCTACTCCGGATGATTGGGGAAAACTGGTTGTTGGTTTCGAGGGGCTTAACCTCCAGGCCGAGTTCATCGGGATGGACGCATGGGTGAAGCAGATCTTGCCGGGAGGGCACCTTTATAGGGGAGAGAACCCTTTCATGTTCACGTGGAGATGGTTGGAGAGATCGCAACATAAAAGAGCCAGGATACTGGCCCAGGAGCTCGCCAAGGAACGAGGGTATCAAGTCGGCAAGCCACAATCGGCACCTGCGGATAAAGGGGCCGAGAAGGCAAGGGGCCAGATGGCTAGTTTTGCCGCCGCTCTCCAATCTATACATGACGAAGAAAACAACGGAGGGGAGGGAGAAGGATGACGAAGTTGGAGTGCAAGAAGATCGTGCTGGCCATGATGGCCCTGTACCAGAGGTTTTACCCCGCCCCCAACGAAACATTAAGCATGCTCTCGGATGCGTGGTACATGGCCATTGGGGAGTACTCCTACGAGGAAGCCAACCAAGGCCTCATCCAGTACGCCCGATCGGAGAGCACGGGCTTCCCTCCCTCTCCAGGACAGGTAGTCAATTGTATCGAACGGACGAGGGATACTGCATCCCTCTGCGCCATAGACGAGGGGCAGGCGTGGGCCCTGGCTCTGCGGGCCATCTCCGACAGCACCTATCATGCAGCGGAGAGGTTCGCAGAGCTCCCGCCCATCATCCAGAGGGCCATCGGGTCGCCGGAGGCTCTCCAGGCGATGGGAATGGAGCAGGGAGCATTGCTCTCTGTGATCAAGGGACAATTCCTTAAATCCTATGCGGCCGCCCTGGAGCAGACGAGGGCAGAGAAGCACATGCCGGAGCACGTGAGGAATCTTGCCCTGGAAGTATCTAACAAGCTTCTGGGAGGAAGGAATACATCTGGGCCACCATCGGCTTGGATAGAAGGCCCGACAGGGGAGCAGAGGGAACTGATCCACACCGGCGGGGAGTGGATGGACGTGCGCATGCCAAGGCTGCAACAGCAGCCAGGAGGGGAAAAGAACGATGAGTGAAGAAGAGTACAGGAAACACTGCAAGGAGATAGGCTGTTTTGGATTGATACTGAGCGAATGCTTCGGAGGAGTATGCCTCCCCCTGAAGTGGGAGGGCGCAGGGCATCCTACGGTGGATGATTGCATGAAGTGCCATTTTCGCAAGCAGAACAAAGAACAGACAAACGGGGTGACATATCCGTTTCGAAAGCCGCACGTCTCCACGAGAGCAGCTGAGGCAGCAGGGCTTGTCCCTGCTCCCAGGCGGAGCAAAAGCGTGGATCTTCTGGCAACCATGGAAGAGGTCGACTTTTCCTATTGCGAGGGATGCCGATTCATGAGCGGCTATGGGAACAACAGGATATGCGCCTACATGCTGGAAAAGGGGATGCGCAGGCCTTGCCGAAAAGGCGAGTGCAAGGATTATGGCATTTATGAGTCTGTTAGCGGGCGGCCCGGATGGATCAGATTGCGCGACAAGCAAAAGGCCCTTTCCCTTAAAAAACAGCAGGAACAGGCAAAGAAGGAGAAAGAAGAGCCGATCCTGCTCAGCTGGGAACCGGACGAAAACAGCACGCCTGGAGCAGGGATAAGGGATGCCCTTGATGCTCTGGCGGAGGAGATGACCATGGAGGACAGGACGTGAAGGGCAAAGAGAAAGCGAGGAAAGGCGGTGCGATGCCTGTAGACCAACAGGCAGTGGACTCTGCCAGATTGGACGGCATGAAGCTTGCCCTGGAACTGGTCAAAAAAGGAGGAGCAGAGCTGCTGGAGGGCGAGATCCGAGCAAGGGAGCAGATGGGGGTAAATCCCCCTGTTCCCCTCGGCAACCTGGATAGCCAGCTGGAGCGGGTCCTGATACACGCCATCCGCCAAGTCTTCTGCATCTCCGTGGGAGCAATACACGACTGCTACGGGTTCGGGCCCAAAAGGTTACAGCCTTTCCTAGATAAATTCTCGGAGGGCACCAGCCTGTTGATGAAGGGCTTTAACGGCGGAGCATTACTGAAGGATTATGCGGGAGAAATCGAAGATACCTACAAGATTACCCTGTGGGCAAACAAGCACGGAGTGCTCATCCAGAAGAAAGGAGACAGCAGCGTTGGAGGTATATCTGATCAAGGCACCGACAGACGACGACTGGGCAGAGGTCATACGAAGGGCACGGGTGACGATGGGGAAGAATCCCCTGGAGAAGCCCAAGCCACCCTCTCATGAATGGCGCAGGAAGATCCTCCGGGCCAGGCACAGCCCCATCAGGTATCTGATGTACTCCTTCGCCTTCGTGGACATTCCCGCCAACATCGCCGTCCATCTATCCAGGCACAAGCATGCGGAGCCTTACAACGGCTCCCTGCGCAACGACCGGCAGGACCGCATGGATGGTGACAAGGCATCCAGGGACACGCCGATCAACCTCATCTATGACTGCAATGCCGAGGAGCTGATGACCCTTGCCAACAAGAGGGAGTGCAACCAGGCGGCCCAGAAGACCAGGGAAGCAGTGGGCAAGATGTGCAGACTGGCAGAGGCGGCCACTCCGGAGCTGGTGGGTTTGCTGGTGCCTAACTGTGTTTGGCATGGCGGCTACTGCTATGAGATGAAACCATGCGGGAAGCCCGGCATCATTACCCTGGACGAGATCTGGGAATCGGTAAAGAAGACCATAGAGGGCTCTTTGGATGGATAAAGAGAAAGAGTACGAGGCCCTCCGGAAGAAAGCCAAGTCTCTCAGATACAAGAAGCCCATCGCCAAGGACATGAACCTCTGGCTGATCAACCAGGAGGTAGAGGAGATGTCAGAGGCATGCAGCGAGGTACAGTGGTTTATCGATAACGATGAGAACCTGGTGAGCGCTCTGGATGGGGACGAGGACGATGCTTTCGAGTTCCGGATGGCTTTCACCGACCTTAACGCCGAGCTCCAGAAGTTCTACGAAACTCTGAACTATGACGCTTGGGTACCCGATTGCTTTGATGAGCTGTTCCCGGCTTCCGGATGCGGGGATGCCTTCGGCGGATACTCGGGCTATGACGAGTACGAGGGAGATTACTTCGGCCTGGAACCTTTCGAATATGGCGTAGCCGAAAAAGAAGCAGAGAAGAGGATCCTGCGACTTACTAAGAAAGAACTACTGGAAGCAGTTGGAGCCTGTCTGCGGATATACAGCCAGTTCGTGGGTCTGAAGTATCGCTACGACTGCCTGTCAGCATCCTTAGACATCCTTAGGGAAAAGAATGTCAGAATCCTGCAGCTGGTCAAGGCAATCGAGGAGCAATACGAGAAGGCTGAGGAATCATCAGAGCACTTCAAATACGCATGGGGGCAGGACATCCGAGATCTAGACAGGATGCTCCTGGAGGTTCCACAGGATTTCTGGGTGCAATAAACGGAGATACAGGCAATGATGGATTTAAGCGCCTTTGCCGTGGGGTGGTACATATCCGATTTAAAGGACAGGCACCGCCTCACGGAGGAGGATGTAAAGACTTTGACATGCGCTGCGGTAGACGCTCTCCATGACGAGATGCCGATAAGGAGCGTCTATGTGGCAGTGGACACGAAGTGCAGAGACATCTGCGATGCTAGAAGGGACATGAAATGACATTGAGTTACAAGGAGATGGCGGTTTTTGTTTTCATGATGACGGTTATCGTGGCGATACCTTGTACCTTGATATCCGTATACCAGATGCGGATCCGGGCGATTGAGTCGAGGCTTAAGCTGGTCGATGCAAGGATGGAGCGATACTGGATGTTCATGACATCCCTAAACTCCGACCTGAATGACCATATAAG